AGTCGCTTGCAGAATAAACCTCCTCTTGATATGTACCGTCTACTCCGGGAGTAACTGTGTATATTACGTTGTCCATTAAATTTGAGCGGTTAATTCTAATATCTGCTGATTTGCTTGCAGTAACTGTGTACGAAGACTTGCAATCTCATCTAATAAAGGTTGAATTTCTACAGTGTTAACAGATTCTATGTATAATTTAGAGCTCTCTTTTACTAGATACTCATGTGAGTTGATGATACCGAATACTGGAATTCTTGAATAGAGTTTGAGATATAGTCTAAATAATTCTCCTGTAGTGTCTGTATCAACAGTCACGGGAGGCGCTCCAAAGCTTTTAAATGAGGTGTCTAGTACCCTATTTAAAGAGTCTTTATCTACAACTGTTTTTGCTATATCTACTCTTTCAACCATTTCTCACAACTTTAAAAGTATTTGAGCCGTCATTTATAGTAGTAGTGCCGCCGATCTCAGTCTTGATAAGGACTCTGTAGTGACGTTCAGGCTGAATGCCGCTCATATATACATCAAAGTAGTTGCCGGTATTGTCAGCGCTAATTTTAGTAAACGTAGTATCAAAATCAATTACCATCTCTTCAGTGTTCTCATCTCTAAGACCCCAGTACGAAGTAGCGGGAAGAACATAATTTGTTAAGTAACTTGAGCTAGTTGCAAAAGTTCTAGTGGGGTATTTCGGCCTTACGCTCAGTCTGAATCTTTGCTTACCTTCGTCGGTGTAGTTGCCTTTATTGTTGCTAAGGGTGATGACGGGGTTATCATCGGTGACTTGAGTTAAAGTGGTGCTCCTGATAGTATCATCCCATTTAAACTCTAAAGCGGGCGGGTAGATGGTGTGAGTGTTGCCGGAAAAGTACTTTAGGAACATATTCCTACTGGTTTGAAACAGTGAGCTTCCGCTTTCAAACTCTAAACTTCCGGTAAGCTTTAATATAAAGCCGTTGTTTGATAGACCGTACTGGGTTTGACCTATTGAATGTGAGTAGTGAAGCTTTACCGAATTAGTAACGTCTATGTCTAGGTCGTGGGTAGAGTTGACGGTATGGGTTTGGGAATGATATAAGCTAATCCCGTTAGAGCCGGTGTACCATAGTCCTCCCTCTACAGCTCCGCTTCCGGAGTACGAAGCTGTGGTATTGGCTGCTGGAGGGTTAGTCCAGCTGGTAGGGGGGTTGGTTAGGGTCCAAGTTACCCCATCAGTTGCATAAGGAACATCGCCAAATTTTCCGGTTCCTCTGGCCCAGCTATTAAATAAAGGATAAGCTTCTACTTTATACTCGATAGGAACTTCTTTACCTTCGGCTAAATATGCTCTTAATGAAGAAGAGAAATTAAGGAGATTAAGTCCTTTAGTTGCAAGAGAAGAAGATATCTCGTTGTTGATTAAATCTTTCTGCTCCTGGGTATTAAATGCTATGACAGTTCTAGCTACATACCCGATATCTCCTACAAAGTAGGAGTCTACTTCCATTATCTCATCAAGACCGGTACTAAAAAGCGGATACCTTGAATAGAGAGTTGCTGTTTTGTCGGGAAAAATTCTATAGATTGCCATAGTTTATAATAAATACCTTATAATGAAGTTACGCGGCCTTCAATATCTATATCTGGGAATTTTACTTCAAAAATACAAGGATCATAAGAAGGGTATACGATATTGTTTTTGGTTGCTCCTCTTAAATCGTACCCGTATTGTGAGTAGTTACCACCAACTTTATTGAAGATTTCGACGTTTTGAACAGTCTGTACGCCTTTAGCTTTATCTAGAGCCGTGTATACTTCCGAAAGGTTTATTGGCTGATTGATACTCCACTTGGTAATTTCAAAATACGTCTTTAATATTTCTGTACATTTTAGTAGCACATCTCTTCCAATATAACCGGGTCTAAGAACTACATCGTACCTAATTCCAATATTTACAATAAACGCATCTTTTATATTAACAGCATCTGTTAAAATACGGTATTGAGATAGGTAGGTCTTAAGGTTGAACTTAAGAGTACCTGTGGCTGTAGTTAAGTGCTTATTACTGGTATATGCTAAAACATACATTGATAAAGCTAACGGGTTACCGTCTAAAATATTATCTACAGTAGAAACAGTACTGCTTAACTGATCTTGAGATACAAATACTTTAGCAATTGATCCAAATTGAGATGGTAGAGATAATGCACGAATAGTGTAATCTTCTCGAGTAACTGCTCGCAGTTGTTCGCTGTAAGCTTTTATAGAATTCTGCCGTAACTCCTCAGAAGTATCCCCATCTTTACCTCCTGTTGCTGGTGTGGGGTTAGTAATTACTAAAGTATTTGCATACCCTGCATTTAAAGAAGTTCGAGTACTAGCTAGAATAGTAGTTAATGTATCTGTAGGAGCGTTAGCTTCAATACCTCCTCCTACTAGGTAGCGAACTGTTAATGTGGTATTACTAGGAGCTAATCCATATGTACCTGTAAAGAGAAAGTTAGAGGGATCATAAGCTCGATCTATTCTAGAAATACCTATTGCGTTGTTTCCTAATCCTACGTTAGTAGGATCTGGTGTAATTACTGTGTCTGAATCTTGGGAAGTTCCAGCACCAAATTGTATAAGAAGGTTTCCGTTTTTATCAAAACGGGTTACAAACCTACGAGGGACTCTTTGCAGAGTCATTGTATATGGCACTAATTGAGCGTCTGTAGCAGTATTTGTTTGCTTATTAAATACTGTATCTTGAGCTAGATATGGAACCTCCGTCCAGGTGTTATTATTACTATCAGTTACATCTAGTATACCTGCTATGTTAGTATCCACTAACGTAAATGTTTTAAATCTCTCTGGTGAAGATACTGTGTATGTGGCAGTCTTTACTTCAGCTGAAATAGCTGATATAGATTTTTTTAGTAGAAACTGTGTTACTGTATTTCCTGCTGTAGAATATACTGTGATTTCTGTAGGGTCGTATGAACTAGAAAAAGAGAAGTTAACTGCGTCTTGAATTAGGAACTTTACATCTGGGTTAACTGTAGATTGTATCTGTGTGTTTTCACCTAATAGTATCGCATAAGTAAAATCCGGAACATACTGTCCACCTACTAGTGCAGCGGGTACTCTCTGGTATACGTCTAGATTAACCGTAGCTACGCTTGTGATCTTAGGGCGATATCCCATCATATACGCCATTGCGTACAGGTTGCCGGGTTCTTGAGCGTACTGTAGAAAGGTCTCTTGTAGTTGAATATCTTGATAAAAAGATAATATATCCCCAACATAAGCAGCCATCTCCATAAACATCATTCCTGGAGATGTTGGGGAGAAATCGTTATAAGTGTCTGGGAAGTAGTTTTTAGAGTAGTCTACTAACTGCTGGCGCAAGTCGGTAAAGCTCTTATTTACATAATTAATTTCTCTCTGCTGAGTCATTAGTTTTCAAAGTTTATAGTAATAAGGTCTTCTATGTTTGTATCTCTTACAGAGTATTTGAGTAAAAAGCTAACAGTATTTGATTCCGGTACCGGAGTTAATAGCATCTGATCTACTACTACTGTGGGAAAATACTTTGAAAGACCTGTTTTTACTTGTTCTGATACTTTTCCTATAGAAGTATCGGTAATTTGTTCAAAGAGCAGGTTACGTAATCCGGCTCCAAAATCTATATTAAATACTCTCTCTTTAGTTCCTGTTAAAAAGTAGTTAATTAAGTTTACCTTAATAGCGTCTTTGGTAGTGAAGGTAGAAGTAAATACAGCTTGAGCAGAGAAAGGTATAGCTACTCCTACAGCTTTTCTAGGCTGCAGGTCTAGTGGGTTAATCCTACGTATGTTATAAGCCATATGGTTGGCTCTTCTTATCAGCTAGCTTTACGATAGCGGCTGCTTTGTTGACAAAGCTTAGCTGGGAGAGATCTAGACCTACTTTAGGTGCTGCAGCGATTGCTGATGCTACTGCTCTAGGATCTTCTGAGGTCGGCTTATAGACTGTTTTACCGGAGTAAGGACTCCCTGCAAACATCTCAGACATATTCGGTCTAACGGCGCTCGGTGATTGAGTACCTTCATTCTGGTATTCATCAAAGATCATGGCTCTGCTGGTCATATTCAGTGCTTCCATAAGGGGATTACCGCTTGTAAACTGCAAAGGCTGCTTTCGGGTGGACGTTTGTAAGGTGTTCTCAAAAGCGGGGCTAGAGACTGGGGGCTTAGGGGGATGTACTCCTTCAGAGAGTATAGTTCTTAACTCCTCTTGAATAGCTTCTCTTACTGCCTCTTTAATTATTTCTTTAAATTCACTGGCTTTCATAATTATAAATAG